CTGCGTGACAAGTATCTTAAAGCGAAAGAAACTCCAAACAATGCCCGAGTTAAAACCCTTGAAGACTTGAGGCCTGAGCTGGAACAATTATTCTCTAAGCCCAAGCCCAAGCGCAAACCCAAAGCCAAAAAGAAAACTTCAACACTCAATTCATCATCTTCTGCTGGCAATAAACCCTCCGTTCCATCCTCAAGGGGCGGAGGGAATTGTCTTGAAGAGCACCGAACCCCTTCCGAACCCGTTTGTGAATGGGAAGCACTCGGTGGAGAGTTCTTGGACCGGGAAGCTCCTATAGTTGAAGTTATCACGTATGTAGCCAAATACTTAGCTACGCCGGAGAACATGGTCAAGATTTCCGATGCTCCCAGCCCTGAAGCTTGGGGTATGCTGCAAAGCTATCGATCTTCACAAGCAAGAATGGATGATTTCTGGGATAAAGTATATCCAAAGCTCATGCCTTCAAAGGCACAACTTGAGAAGACTAAGGTACTTACGTCATTAGATGGGCAGGATATTGTCCGCACAATTGATAAGATCCTTAAGATCAACGAGAAGCTGGATAAAAAGAAGGATAAGCACGAGAAGATCGAGACTGAGTTCCTTGTTGCCGAAGAGGTTCAGCGGCAGCGGGCCAAGGAATATAACCAGATGAAGGCGGTTAAGCTGGGCAAGGCGCTCAACAAAGAGCCTATCAAGGAAGTACGGCGCAGGGGAGACAATGCGCTCACACCATTGCTGGAGACACCAAAGGGAGCAACGTCTTGGGGGATCATGAAATGATCAATGAAAAGATGTTCCCTCATTACCATCTTATAAAGAAGTACGACACGATTGATAAGAATTTAAAATGGCGTAAGGAAATATTACGGAAGTGCGCTGAAGATGAGGAGATGGCGGCGACATTCAGGCAAATGTGCGCTGAAGACTGTTTATTCTACATTAATGCGATGTGCTGGACATTTGATCCCCGTGACCTGAAGGTGCCAAACAAGCCTTTTATAACTTACCGGGAGTTCCAGGACGCAGCTATTGAAGAGGGAATACATGCCATTGAGGAGGGTTACGATGTTGCGTGGCCCCAGTCGAGAACTATGGGAGCTTCGTGGATGGGGCTGACTATATTCGAATGGTTCTGGCATTTCAGAGACAGCTTGACCTTCCTACTTGTATCGAGAAACAAAGACTATGTGGATAAGACCGGTAACTCGAAGACTCTGTTCTGGAAAATAGACTATCTTCATATGAACCAGCCTAATTGGCTTCTCCCAACCGGAAGGGAGCTTGGACCCCGAGATCCCAATAGAAGCCTGCTCCACTTAAAGAATGCTGACACGAAGTCTGTAATAGACGGTGAGAGCACAACAGCCGATGCTGGCCGTGGTGATCGCAGAACGGCAATGTTCTTAGACGAGTTCGCTGCTTTTGAGGTAAATGACGGTTATAAGGTTTTAAACTCCACCCGGGAAACAGCCTGCTGCCGCTTCTTCAACTCAACTCCCCAGGGTTCAAACAACGCATTCTATGAGGTGGTACACAATACCGCTGCCAAGGTTTTCCGAATAGACGGGACTTATGGTCTGCATTGGTCTAACAACCCAAGATGCAACCAGGGGCTTTATACAAGTCACAAGGTAAGGGAGAGATTTGAAGTCGAGACATTAGATAAAGACTTCACCGGAAAAGTCTCAACAATGCGTAAAAGCTGGGATAAGCGACACTATTTTGAATATCCTGGGAACTATCCTTTCATCAATGATGGCAAGCTACGATCTCCGTGGTATGACGAGCAGTGTGCCAGATGTGCCTCTGAGCAGGAAATAGCCCAAGAGTTGGACATTGACTTCCTGGGAAGTGCTTATCAGTTCTTTGACCAGGAGTTTATACGTGTACTAATTAAAGAATACTGCGTACCTTATTTGATGCGTGGAAGAATAGCCTACGAGTCAGAAACTCTTGACCCATATGGATTTGAGTTAGATGACCACGGGCCTCTTTTCCTCTGGTTCAACTTAGCAGGCGATGGGAGTTTCCTCACCGACAGGTCATATTTCGAGGGCAAGCGCTTTGGCTTAGGCTCTGATGTATCGCATGGTACCGGAGCTTCGAACTCTGTTACAAGCGTTGTCAATCTTGTATCCGGGCGCAAAGTGGCGCTCTGGAAAGACCCCAAAACCGATCCCCTGTCTTTTGCTGAAGAAACAATCGCGCTCTGTAAGTGGTTTAATAATGGGTACTTAGCGTGGGATGCGTCAGGACCATCGGGGCGTTCTTTCTCAAACCGCGTAGTTGAGAAGAAGTATCACAGGATTTATTACCGCAAGTCAGAAGGCGCCGTAAGGGGGAGAGCATCGGATCAACCCGGTTACTTTCTAAACCCGGAAGATAAGGCGGTATTGCTTCGTGATTACAGATCTAAACTTCAAGACAGGCTGTTTATAAACCCCTCTGAGTCGGGAATGAGAGAGGCTTTAGAATTTATTGTTGAACCTGGTGGAAGAGTAATTCACTCAGCGGCAGCAAATAGCCAAGATCCTACCGGAGCGAGAGAGGCGCATGGCGATGAAGTAATTGCCGATGCCTTGTCGAGTCGGCTTATGACGTTGAAGTCAGGTGCTCTTGCTGCCGAGAAGCCAAAAGCTCCTTGGATGAGTCCGGCTTGGCGTTTTGAGCAGGAAGAATTAGCTACCCTTGAGAGAGAAAGAGAGGACTGGTGAACCCTCGCAATAAAAAAGAGTTTGACGGACTTACATCAGCTGTTGCCGAAAGCCGTAGAAAGCTTGGTGTGTTTCGTGAAAAGCGTAAGTCGCTTATTGAATCATTTTGTGGAAGCGAGTATTCCGACGATGCCGAGGCTAAAGACGTATATTTGAACCTTATCGCGTTGGCTACGAATATATATGTTCGCCAGTGTGCTGCCCGTGCTCCTATTGCGCGGGTGGTCACACCGCGAATGGAACTTAAGCCTTTAGCAAGTGAGTTTTCCCTTGCCTGCAAAGAGGTTGCGATTGAAACGGATCTGGGCAAGGTCTTGAGAAGAGCTGTAACGGATGCACTCTTTAGCCCAATGGCAACTGTTAAGGTGGCGCTCGAACACGGCAAGCCCGAGCAGGTCTACGGCCAAGATGTTAATACCACAAAGCCCTTTGTTAAACTCGTGAGCTTTGATGACTATGTGCGGGACATGTCGTCACGTTCGGCTTATGAGCCTGCATACGAAGGTGATGTGTACTATCTTACTATGGAAGAGCTTTATGCAAGCTTTCCCGATGCGAAGAAGATGGATTTAGCTGAAGACGATCTTGGAATGAATGATGAGTTTGGCGGAGAAAGAGCTGAAGCTATAAGTCATGGATTTGGTTCTGGTGATGATAACTTTGCAAAGAAGGTGGCAGTACAGGATCTCTTTCTAACAAAAGAGAAGCTGCTTGTTACATATTTAGTCAACCACTCAGAGAAGCCTTTGTCGGTAATTCCCTGGGACGGTTCGTCTAGGGGTCCGTACTTTAGCCTATGGTTCTCCGATGTCCCGGACAACGCGATGCCACTTCCTCCCTTTAGTTTACTTAGAAACGTCCATGACCTTGCAAACAGTCTCTTCAGGCGCATGGCAGCGCAGGCAAAGAACAAGAAAGCAGTGGCAGGCTTCTCAAACGAAGAGGCCGCGCAGCGTTTCGATAAGGCACAAGACGGACATGCAGTGTATTGGGATGGCCAGAAGCCGGAGAAAATTGAAGTTGGCGGCTTAGACCAGAGCACGTTCGCGTTCTTCCTTCAGACTAAAGACATCTTCTCTTGGGCTGCGGGGAACTTAGATTCTCTTGGTGGCTTGTCGCCGATGGCGGACACGGCAAAGCAAGATCAAATGCTTGCCACTTCTGCAAGCGCCCAGCTTAAAGACATGCAAGAGGCGACTATTGAGTTTTCAAAGAATATCTTCCGTGAAATTGCATGGTACGAGTGGACAGACCCGGTAAGGTCACGAACTCTTCAAAAGCAAATTTACGATACGGACATCTACATTCCAGTAGATTGGTCGCCAGATACACGTCGTGGAAACTTCCTGGACTTTAACTTCACGATAATCCCGCAGTCTATGCAGGAAGATAATCCCGGCGCCAAGATAAACAAGCTCAACCAGATCATGATGCAAATGATAATGCCCTTAATGCCAGCTTTCGAACAGCAGGGGCTAACAATAGATGCAAGACAGTGGGTATCGCTAATTGCCGATTACAGCAACTTGCCTGAGCTGAACCAAATATTGGTGGCACAGGATCAATTGCAGGAGGGTGGTATAGAAGGCAATCCACAGCCTACGATAAAGCCTCCGCAAACAACTCGTACCTATGACAGAGTCACGCGTCCTGGGGCAACAAGAGTGGGTAAAGAGGCGGCGCTGTCACAGACGTTAATGGGCGCAGGAGTACAGGATTCAGAGAAGGAAGCAATGACTAGAGGAGTGAGTTAATGGCAACGTATTGTTATCAAAACCAAGAGACAGAGGAATCGATAGACAGGTCTTATCCTATGGGAGATGCGCCTGAGTTTATTCTTTTAGAAGACGGAACATTGTGTAAGCGGCATCGTGCTGCTGAGTTTGCAGCTCAAGGTGGACAGAAGTCGAGCACATGGCCTATGAAGTCAATCGCGCTGGCTGTCCATCCTACACAGAGAAAACAATATACGGACTTTGCTAAGGAACAGGGAGTACCCACAGATTTTGACAAGATGGGACATCCGGTGTTTCGCACAAAGAAACATAGAAAGAATTATTCCGAACTTGTCGGAGCAACAGACTTTGACGGTGGATATGGCGATCCCCGTTGTGATTAAAGGAAGGTGAAATTATGACAGAAGAAAACGTTCAAGAGACGACAACCGAGGAGACTACCACCGAAGCCCCTGCTGTGGAAACCACAGAGGCGGAGCAAGCCTCTTTTATGGAAGAGTTGGATGAAGCGATAGACACGCACATCGAAGAGAAAGAGAACAACGATAACGAAGAAACAGATGGAAATAAAGCTCCCCTTCCAGAGATAGCCTCGGAAGAGGAGAAGCCAAGCCTTGAGAAACCCAAGGTTGAAGATAAAGAAGTGAAGCAAGAAGAGAGCAGAGAAGACGTTCCTGTTCACAACGAAGCCTTACTTGAACGTGCGGTCCGTGCTGGGCTTACATTAGCCGATGCTAACAATATGCCCGACGATCAATCTTTGTCTAATGTTATAGGCAGGGTTGAAGCCGCAAAACAAAGGAGACAAAAGGTACCAAAAGAGAAGCAAGAGACGGATCTGCTCTCTGAAATTCCAGACTTAGATCCTGAAGAGTATCCCGAAGAAGTCATCGGTGCTTTTAAGGGGCTTAAGAGGGCTGTGTCTGAGCAGCAAAAAACAATTAAAGCTCTTACGCAGAGGCAACAAAATCAGCAACAAGCGGCTATTGTCGCTCGTAACGAAGAGTTCACGGGGTGGTTTGACGGCCAAGTTAAAGACTTAGGAAAAGACTATATCGATACTCTTGGCGAAGGCGACTACAAGAGCTTGACAGCTAAAGAGACAAAGTTGGCACGCAACAAGGTTATTCGTTATATGGACCATGTTCACAACGATGCCAAAGCCGAAGGTCGTAAAGCTCCAAATGATGAGGATACGTTTAAGCTCGCTGTTGAGAA